ACGTGTGCTCTTCCGATCTATTTTCTAAGAATTATATCTATAATGGAAAAGTTAATCAAAATTCAGTTTGGGCAAAGAATTTTGATTCTATGGCAAAGAAAACTGTATTAATAGATGTTCTTAAATATGCTCCAAAAAGTGTGGAAATGGCAAAAGCTTTAGATTTAGATTACAGAGCAGAAGCAAAAGAAGAAAAAGTAAGCAATTTTGATTATGTTGATGTGGATGCATTCCCAGTAGAAGAGCAAAATACAACAACTAAGCAAGAAGAAAAACAAGAAAATCTATTTGAAGGAACACCATTAGAATAGGAGGATAAAGATGGATGAAGGGTGGTACAAGTTTTATAGGAAATTATATACAAAGCCTATTTGGTTGAAGTCAACTCCTGAGCAGAAGGTAATTCTTGTTGCCCTTCTAGGAAAAGCAAACCACAAAGAGAAAGAATGGGAGTGGAAAGGGAAACAATTTAAGGCAAAACCAGGTCAATTTGTAACTTCAATAAATTCAATAATTGACATGTGTGGCAAAGGAATTTCAGAGCAAAATGTTAGAACTGCACTAAAAAGATTTGAAAAATACGAATTTCTAACACAAGAAGTAACAAAGACAGGAAGGCTTATAACCATAGTAAATTGGGGGCTTTACCAAGGTATTGAATTAGAAACTAACAAAGAAACTAACAGTCACCTAACAAAGACCTCACAAAGAGCTAACAAAGACCTAACAGACACCTCACAATCACTTAACAAAGACCTAACACCTAACAAGAATGATAAGAATATAAAGAATGTAAAGAATGATAAAGAAAGAGAAGAAAGAGAAGAAAGAAAAGAAGAAGCACCAACACAACCAGCTTTAATTTTTCCTACTTCACTTCACAGGAAAATTTATAACTTAGTAGGAGAGGTAGGATATAAAACATGGTTCATGGAAAGTGAAATAATTGAAAGTAATGAGGGAATAGTAATTGCAGCTCCTAACAATTTTATTAAAGGAGTTGTAAATGATAGATATTTAGACAAGCTCAAAGTAGAGCTTAAGCAAGAAATAAAAGTAAAGGAGAAGGAGGACTAATTTTGGATTTTATAACTGAAAAGGAGTTTAGAAAACAACCTAAAGAGAATCAAGAAATACTTCTTGACTATTGGAAGTCAAATCTAAGCATAGGAGATTTATTACTTAATACTAATGATGAATTGGTTGTTATAGCCAATGAAGAAGATATAAAGCTTATCAAAGAGGAAGAATGGGCACATGAATATATAACTCCACTTTTCACAGAAGGACAGCTTAGAAGTTTCATAGAGGAGCAGGCAGAGGGGTATGTGGAAATAAGAACCTTTGAAGAAGGAAGAGTTTTATATATAGTTAGTGAGTTTATGGGTGCATGTGAAAAGCAATTTGAAAACTTGTTAGAAGCATACTGGCAATTAGCAATTACAACTGCTTATATGCTTAGAATAATGAAGGAAGATTATGAGTAGAGAAATTAAATTTAGGGCAAAAGCATTAAAACAAGATACATGGTGCTATGGCTCTTACTTCAAACACATAAAAAGACAAGTATCACCTATTGATGATAGTTTGAAAAATGAAGATATAGAGCATTTGATGATTAGCAACGGTTTTGCAGATTGGAATATGCCAAGAGCAATAACAGCAATATTAGTAAACCCTAATACAGTAGGACAATACACAGGAGAAAAAGATATTGGAGGAAAAGAAATATACGAAGGTGACATAGTAGAATTCAATGATGTTGAATATTCAGATTCTCCAAGCCAAAAATTCACAGTTAGAAGTGGAGAAGATTTTCATAGGGACTGTTGTTACTTACAAAACATAAATGAATATATAGACCAATACATTAAAGATAATGGAGAATATCCAGATGATTCTATACAAGTTATCGGAAATATATATGACAACTCAGAATTGTTAGAGGAATGTAGGTGGTAACTTGTGACCTAAGCAAGTCATTAAAAGGCAAATAGGCTTATGAAAAAATATAGCAGGATTTCAATTCAGGATTTTTGTAAGTCAACCTAAAAAAGAGGGTGGAAACACCCTCTAAATTTTAAATGAAAGGGAAGAGTTAAAATGGCAAAAAGTGTTATAGAACACATGAATGAAATAGATGCAAAGACTAAAATAGCAAATTTTATGGTTAAGCAGAAACAACCATATGAATGGAAAAAGAAATATGCAGAGATAAGAGCTAAAGAGTTTATAAAAGAATGTGATAAAAGAGAATTGAATTGTCATGTATCAGTTGGTGGTTTAGATAGCATAACATTATATTTATTTTTAAAAAGTATAGGAATAAATATTCCAGGAGTTTCAGTTTCATACTTGGAAGATAAAAGCATACAAGAAGTTCATAAACAATTAGGAATTATAAGAATTAAATCTGCTAAAAAGGCTGACGGTTCTTTTTGGAACAAGACACAAATCCTACAAGAGTTTGGGTTTCCAGTATTATCAAAGGAGATAGCTTCAAAAATAGAACATTTACAAGCTCCAACAGAAAAAAATAAAACAGTTAGACATGCAATAATAACTGGAGAAACAGGAGCCTATGGTGGTTGGAGAAAAGGTTCAAAAATGAAGCTCGCACAAAAATGGTTAGAATTGTTTGCTGGATATGAGAATGAAAATGAGAATGTACACTATCAAATAGCTCCATTTAAGGTTTCTTCAAAATGTTGCTATTATTTAAAAGAAAAATCATCTGCTGACTGGGCAAAAGAACATAATAGTGTTCCATTTTTAGGATTAATGGCTTCTGAAGGAGGTAGAAGAGAAAAATCATTAATGATAAATGGATGTAATTATTTTGGAAAGTCAACAATAAGATCAGCTCCGTTTGCAATATTCAATAGACAAGATATTTTACAACTTGCATTAGAACTAGAAGTACCAATACCAACAATATATGGAGAAATTAAAAGAAAAGCCAATGGAACTTTATACACAACAAAAGCTCAAAGAACTGGTTGCTCTATGTGTGGGTTTGGAATACAACTTGAAAAAAGGCCACATAGATTTGATAGACTAAGAGAAAATAATCCTAAAGAATGGCACTACTGGATGTATGAATGTTGTACAGATGAAAAAGGAGAAAAATATGGATGGGGTAGAGTTTTAGATTATATAGGTATTGGATGGGAAGATATACCTAATGAAAATGGAGTATTAGATGGACAAATAAGTTTTGAATTATAGAGACATAATAAAACATTATGTAAAGAAAGGAGAAGAAAAACATGTACAAAATCTTAGCAAAATTAGGAAGTAAAGTAAGAGTTATTACCAGTGCTGATACGACAAGAAGGAGAAAAGAGAAAATAGGCAAAATAATTTTAGCAACTGAAAGCTTCATAGTAGTTAAATATGCAAGAGGATACAGAGAATGTTTTGGGCTTGCAGATGTTATAGCTCCAAATGGAACAAAGCTACTTGCGTGGAACGGGGAAGAATGGAGTGAAATTGAGTATGAGCATAGGAGAAAATATTAAAAAAATAAGAGAAGAGAAAAAAATGTCAATGTCATATTTAGCTGATAAATTAAAAATATCAAAGTCGACTATATCAAGATACGAAAGCGGTCAAAGAGAACCTAACATTGAAACTTTAAACAAAATAGCTAAAGCTCTTGATGTTACTATAAATGATATAGTGAGAAATGAAGAAAAAGCAAGTAATAAAAATAGCATTGGCATAAGATTTTTAGATAGAAATAAACTTCCAAATGAGAAAGAGCAGATAATAAAAGTTGTTGAGGAAATGTATGAGTTCATTAATGCAACAGGAGATGAAAACCAACTTGAAGAATTTTATGACCTAGTACAAGCCTCTTTAAATTTGCTCCAAATTAGAAATTTTACACTTCAGGAAATACAGGAAGCAGAGAAAAAACATATAGAAAAATTAAGAGAAAGAGGATGGAATATTTAATTATGGATAAGGATTTATTTAAGAAAACAGAAGGAAAACTATATAGGTATTATGAAGATTTAGATAAATATAAATCAATTGAAGCAGAAATAGTTTTATTAAAAAATATAATAGTTAAACTAGAGGATAAAATAAAAAAATGTGATGTAAATATTGATCCAGAACAAAGAGGAATAGAAATATCTGAAAGAGTACAAACCTCAGCTAATGGAATAAGCTATGTAGAAAGGGAAATAGAAAAAGCAATAGATGATATGGAGAAAGAAAGAGCTCATAGAATAAAGAGATTATTTAAACTAGAGTGTAGTGCTAGGAATATGCAATATAAAACAGAAAAAATGAAAAATAATATAAATATGCTAAATGATGAACATAAGAAATTTATAGAATTAAAATATAAAGAAAAAATGGGAATGAGGGCAATAGCATTAGAGCTTAATATGAGTAAAAACACAGCTTATGACTTAAGAGAAAATATAGTAAATAGTATATCCAATTTAACTTGTTGGATTTAGGGACAAAAAAAGGACACTTTAGGGACACTTTAATAAAATAAATATTTTATAATAATA